GGTACCTGAAGAGCCTGAAGTACCTGAACCACCTGTACCTGAGGTACCCGATGAGCCTGAACCTCCAGTGCCTGAAGTACCAGATGAACCTTCACCTGAAGTACCTGAAGAACCGGAAGTTCCGTTACCTGAAGTACCTGATGAACCTGAACCACTTGTACCTGAAGTGCCAGATGAGCCTGAAATTCCTGTACCTGAAGTACCTGATGAACCTGAAGTACCAGTTCCACCTGTACCTGAACCTCCTTCTAGTATAATAGTTAAAAGTTCTAATCCATTTAAAACTGAAGCACTAACATCTGTTACTGCGCTTCCTGTAAATTGGATATAATAAGAACCTGAATATTGAATACCTGTTGGGTCAATTATAATAGGTACATAATCTGAGATATTTTGAGCATCTAAATTACCTTGAGCTACTTCTGAACCTGCAGATAAATCTGGGTAAACTTGAGAAGATACATTCCAACCATAGGATCTAAGTTCAGTTTGTTGTGTGATAGCATTAGCAACAGCATTTACAGGGACTCTGTTGTAGGCTGAATATGGAGATTCTTCATCAAATACAACATAAAAGTCCATGGTAACACCGTCTATGTTTCTATTTGAAACGTAATCGATTTTCCATAAATTAAATACTCCTACTAAAGGAAAACCTGAACCAGCATTTGCAGCTTGGTTTACAATTTGAAAACCTTCAGTTATGTCTGTATTAAAAAATACACCATTTACATCTGTAAAAGTAGATCCAGGACAATAATATAACCCATCTGGGAATTGAATTATTAAAGATGTTCCTGTAGCATTTCCTGTAGCAGGGTTACTTAATACAGCAGTATTAGCTCCATAATTTACACTAACAACAGTTGTTCCACTTGGGAAGTTTGCGTTTGTAATTCCTAAACCCGGATAAAGTAAATTATCATTAGTAATGTTTGTAATATTAGGACTGCCTAAAGAAACATTAGCAGTAGGATTAACATTAGTATATTGTTGGAATTCAGGTATAGTAATTTTACCTGTAATTAAATTAGGTCTGGCCATTTATACTAGTAGATTTATAAATCAAATTGAATATTCTACTATAAATATTAAAAAAAAAGCTCCAAATGATGGAGCTTAAAAAATTTTAAAAATTTTTATTTTTATGAAAATGTTAATCTTACTAATGTATTAAGTGTTGTACTTAAACCTCCAAGATTAAATACATTAAAATTATTAACAGTATTTAAAGTCATAGATAAGCCAGTTACATTAGCACCTGAAGCTAATTGGGCTCTAATTATTGGGTAAAATTGATTAAGAACACTATTATCAGCACCGGCTCCATTAGTTGTAGAAGCAGGAACTGTTACAGCCAAAGTCCCAGCAGTTCTTGCGCCTGTAGTATATAGTAAACCTAATAATTGTACATCACCTGTTGAAGGAGCTGCTATTGTTAAAGCAGAATCTGTAGGAGTTCCACTTACTGTAAATGCTTTTGAATAAGCAGCAGCTGTGCCTGAAGTTCCACCACTATCCACTGTAGTCACTGTAAAAGTATTAGAATCACTTACAGTTACAATAGCATAAAAATTATCAGCATTAGCATTTCTTATAACTACTGCTTCACCATTATTTAACCCATGTGTATTATGAGTAATAGTAAGTGTTGTTGTAGATCTAGACCAAGTTAAACCCGTATTTACTGTAGCACTTGAAACAAACCAAGCTTCTTTATCACTACTATTAGTATAAGCTTGATAACGAGATACGGTATTATATTGAGTAGAGGTACCACCACCTCCTGAAGCTGAAGTACCTGAAGTACCAGATGAACCTGCAGCACCAGAAGTGCCAGAAGAACCAGCACCCGAAGTACCTGATGAGCCTGAAGTACCAGTTGCCCCTGTACCTGAAGTACCAGAAGAACCAGCACCCCCAGTACCTGAAGTACCAGATGAACCTGTATTACCTGAAGTACCTGAAGAACCAGAAGTACCAGATGAACCTGAACTTCCACTAGTTCCTGAAGTTATACCTGGAGCTGAAGTACCTGAAGTACCAGATGAACCCGCACCTGAAGTACCTGATGAACCAGAAGTACCGTTACCGGAAGTACCTGATGAGCCTGAAGAACCTGAAGAACCTGAAGTGCCTGATGAACCTGAAGTGCCTGATGAACCTGAAGTACCTGATGAACCTGAAGTGCCTGAACCACCTGTACCTGAAGTACCAGAAGAACCAGCACCTGAAGTACCAGATGAACCTGAAGTACCGTTACCTGAAGTTCCTGATGAACCGCTAGTTCCTGAAGAACCTGAAATTCCAGTACCTGAGGTACCTGAAGAACCTGAAACTCCAGTACCTGATGTACCAGATGAGCCTGAAACACCTGTACCTGATGTACCTGATGAGCCTGAGTTTGAAGTGCCTGAAGTACCTGATGAACCTGAACCACTGCCTCCTGTACCTCCTGTATCAACGGGTGCTATAGTACCATCTGAGAATTTGTAATAAAGCTTACCGCTATCATCTATATTGGAAAAAACAGAAATAACTCCAGTTTGGGGAGTTGATATGCCTGAGGTTCCAGTATAGGTTAAATTAAATTGAGCCACTTCAAATAGGTTTTATTATAAATATATATTTTTTATTACAAAATTAACTAGTAATGTCACCTAACTCTAATATACCAGATATATTTATTATACCCTCGTTAGTAAGAACATTTTCTACTCTTAATAAACCGTCCGAATATACAGTTTGACCTCCAACTACTACAGCTATACCAGAAACTATATTGATTATTCCTAAATTATAAACATCATAAGCATATGAGTTAGTGTTAGTAGGTACTATTTTAGTTTCCCCAGCAAATACTATTCTAGGAAAATTAGAGCCAACATTCTGTGAAGACTGGTAAGAGCTTACAGCTACGTTATCTAGAAATCTAATATTGCTCATTCTTTAGAATTTATTTGTCTTAATGGATTTAAAACATCAATTGGTAAACGGTTTCTTCCATCAGGTGTTATCTGTGGGTTATTAATAAATATTTGAGGATCTAGGTTAGTTTGATATCTATCTATACTAGTTTGTTCTACTTCCATAGAAAATATAACTTTTGATTTTTCGTTATATTTTTTAATAGAATTAAGATCCTTTTGTACTATGTCTGGGATAATATAACCATACAAACTTATATTGAATGTACTTCTTACTGAACGTTGTTCAGTATCAAATATTTCGTTTACGGTTTGGAAGTTATCAATCATTGCTTTAAATTGATAACGCTGAGGGTTACCCCAATATGCGTCTGAAGCATAGTTACAAGCTTCTACAATTTTATTTAGTTGATCAACATAATATGTTTGTATAATTACACTATATTCTACAGTAACATAATCAGGAACAACGTTTGCTATAAATTGTTTTGTAGGAATTCTATTATTTAAAACCGCAAAATTTGAATAGAAATTTTTAGGATTATATTGTGCTTGCCAAGAAGTGTATAAATGTGGAAAATTAGCATCTAATTTATTAGCAATATTTCTATTTTTTGCAATAGAATTTCTCTTAAACATTATAAGAGGAAGCATTATAGCTCCATATAAATCCTTATAATATCCATCTTTTTGTACTGATTTCCATTTTTCAGGAGAACCATAAATTACAGGTACTTCTATTCTTTGCCCGTTTTGTATTACATAAGGTTGGATAACATTTTGGAAATAGTACATTACAGCCTGATCAATATCTTCTAAACCTACAGTAAATGGTTTATAAGTATCTCCTTTAAGAGACATTTGTTCAGAACGATTAAAGGGAATACCAGATTGATTAAAGTCTGGGAATTGACTATATTGGTTTGGCTGATTTGGGTTCCCTACCGTAGGATCGTACGGTACAGATAAGTCAGCACTAATTTGTTGCTGTGACTTAGGAATGGGTTTTCTATATTCAGCCATTAGAATCTTTCTAAAATTATTTGTACCATATCAGCAGGTACGTAATGAGTTTCACATATTACTGAGACGTTGTAACCAAATTGAGATAGGTCAGTTTCGGGAAGTGGGTTTATATTTAATGGAGATGCTGGATAGTTGTTTCCAAGGCTGTCATCAAATGGATATGCTGGGTCTTTACCTACAAAGAATTGGGTTCCATTAACGTGGTCTACTTCAAAATATCCATTTTGGTACATAATAATATCACCTACTTGAGGTACTACGTTAGCACCATATGGACTTTCAATTGAAGCAGAATATAAATCATCCGCTAAGAATCTAAAAGTAGGTTTCCAACTAAAATTTATACCTAATTCACTTACTGGAGAATCCTGGTTTGGAGTTTCTATTAGGCAATATAAAAGAATAGGTCTATTATAATATTTCTGTTTAGAAGCTTCTCCATATATATTTGATGGAGTTTCGTTTAAATTAAACTTATATAAGACACATTCTTGAGAGATAATGTTATGTATTAACTCTCGGTTAACGTATCTAAACATTGAAATATCTCTTGCTCCTCCGTATAGTGCCATTATATTCTTCTTAAAGTATCAGTATCAAACTTAATGCTTATAACTCCAGGAATTCTGCGTTGATCGTCTTCTCCAGATTTTAAAATTTCTTGTCTAAATTCTTCTAAATCTTCTTCTGGTTTTCCTGTTCTACTTAAAAACTTAATATTAACTTTAGTATATTCAACATTTTGTTTTTGTGGGTATTCTGAAGGAGTAATGTTTTTTACTGTAGTAATTTTTCTTAATGCACGAATTTGATCTAAAATATCACTGATATTTTCATCCGTATTAGATTGGATGATCATATCTATTTCATAGGTATTTAAAATTTCAGATAATATGTCTGTTAATTTTATCATCCTATAAAAATTGTCATTGGTACATTATTAATTTCACTTACTCTAGCTACAGATTCAGCTGCTCTTCTTTCAAGCATAGATTGACGTGAAGTTTGATCAAAATAATCTCTTAAACGAGTAATTAAAGCATCTTTAATTGCTGTAGATTGGTTGATTAAATCTTGACCATTTAATGTTACTTCAGCACCAGGAATTGGAATTTGAGAGTATTTGTTTCTTACGTTACCTAAGGTTTCTTTTACTAAAGCTAAAGTATATTCAAAAATCCAACTTCTACCTATTGAATTAATTGTAGCATAGATAGGATTATTATACGGATACTGTGAGATATTAGTAATTAAGCTACTACCAGATTGTAAAGAATCTTCATATACCTGATCTACAATAGTGTATTGGAACCAAAGTTTACCTGGGTTACCATCTTCACCTGTACCTGGTACTGGGAATATTCTAAGTTGGTTATTAATTAACTCAAAAGTATAAGCATCAAATAATATATCCTGAGCTAGTTCAGTAGCTTGGATAGCTTGAACGTTATAACTTAAAGGACTCATTAAGTAGGTATTGTACATTCCGTATCCAGGTACACCACCAAATCCCCAGAATCCTGTAGCACCACCTAAAGCACCTAATCCAGCACCACCAGCTGAAAAATATTGTGCTGAAGCTGGGATTCCTTCGTAGAATATTCTTTTGATTTCGAGTTGACTACCACTTATACCTAATGATTGAGAAGCCCAAACATTTAAATCATAATCTTGAATACTAGCTGTCAATTCAATAGAACCACTATACCAAGTTACGTTACCTCCTACACCAGCTTGTTCACCATACTGATCAGATAGACGAACAATATTTTGGAAATTAGGGGTTACTAATGTTTCTGCAAAATCTACACCTGAAAAATATGAGTTTTCAGAACCTTCCATTGAAAGGTAATCTTCTCTTTGTTTAAAAGCATAAAGTTCATTCCCGTAAACTGTTACAGCTTCTTCAAAAGCAGTCCAAAATTGAATATCTTGCAATTCAACGTTTTCAATAGGCCATCCTAATCTACGAGCACAAAATGTAGTTACCTTATTAGCATCTGATTGGAAATCTAAATCATTATTATAAAAACCAAATGCTGTTGGAGGGGGTAAAGAAGCAGTAGCTGCAGCAGATGCAGAATATGCTGTAAAGTCGGATGTACCGTTGTATATAGGAATATTGGCCATACTCTTTTCGTTATAAATATGTAAAAGTTTATTTACTTTTACCTGAAGTGCCTAGTTGAACGCCTTGTTCAGCTGCCTCATCATAGTAACTAATTAAATCTTCTACAATAGGGTGTCTATGGTTTGTTTTAAGAGATATAGCACACAAGTCCTTTATCTTTTTGGCTGCTGTGTATAAGAATCTAAAGCCAGATTCACGTTTTGATTTTAAGTCTACTTGAGCATCATCTCCACAAATAATCATTTTTGAGCGTAAACCAAGTCTGGTTACAATCATTTCCATTTGCTCATGAGTTACGTTTTGGGCTTCATCCACAATTACAACTGAATCAAGGAATGTACGTCCTCGCATGAAGCTTAAAGGTACTATCTCAATCTGCCCCGCTTGTATGAGTTGTTCCACTTTAACCTTGTCATATAACGCGTACATGTTTTGGTATATCGGTTGTACCCACGGGTCCATTTTTTGCGTAAATCACCAGGTAAGAACCCTATTTCCTCTTTTGATACTGTAGGTCTGGTGATGATGACTTTTTCAGCTTCTTTCATAAATAGCTTCTCTAATGCTATTTGACAGGCTAAAAATGTTTTGCCTGAGCCTGCTGAACCAGCTAACAACGTAACTGTATGTTGTAATATTTTTGCTTTGGCTTCTTTTTGTTCGGGGTTGAGTTCTGTTTTAAACTTGATTGGAGTTTTGGGTTTGCGCTTTTCCTGGAAGATTGGATCTTCGTGGTGGTGTGAAGCCATATGTTAACTAATAAGTGAAACAAATAATTATCGTGTATACATATAAAAAAAGAGCCCCGCTTTCGCGGGGCTCCATATTTTAATCTAAAAACTTAGATTAAAGAGAGTTTAAACCAGATACGTAGATCTTACCGTAGTACTCAGGACGTAACATCTTCTTCGCGTAGCGAGTCATTAAGCCCTTTCTTGGTACGAATGTTTCTGGATCGTAGATCAATGGAGTCATGATCAACGGAATGTAAGGAGCGAATACAGCACCTGTTTCAAGGAACTGTGAACCTCTGTAGCCCATAAGGATTGTGTTTTCAACCATGTATGGGTTCTTGTACACTGTGTAACGGTTGTTGATTTGACCCATTTTCTGGATACCAAACGCGTACTCCATCTTAGAAGCATCACCATCGCTGTTAGCAGCGAAACCTGGGATAGACTCGATGATAGTAGCTACAGTTGGAGACAATACCATAAAGTTAGCACCTCCGCGGAGAGTTAACTGGTGGATCTTGTTGCTCAACTTTTGCATCTTAGTACCAAGAGTTTGGAACCACTGACCTTGAGTGTTGAAGAAACCAGATGAAGAAGCTGTCATTGTTGTACCATTGTAAACAATGTTGTTGTTAGCTGACCAGTACTCTGTACCTGCAGCAGCATCTTGGATCAACATCGCAAGGATTTCAGAATCGATTTCCAATGAAATGTGCTCAGACATGATGTTTGTTACTTCTGCTTCAGCGTCAAGAGCTTGGTAAGCGTTCAAGTCTTGAGCGAATTCAGGTGTCCAAACAGCCTTTAACTTACGAGTCTTAGCAACAATTGCAAGTGATCTCATTTGGATGTTGATCTCAGGAATTGCGTTAGTGTTTTCGAAGTCACCAGCGTTGTTTTGAGTTGGTTGAGCAAAGTAGAACATTGTACCAGTTGTACCGTCTGCGATTGTACCAGTAGCACCAGATACGAACATGATAATATCAGCCTTACCAGTTGAAGCATTGTAGTTAGCTGTAGTGTTGTAAGCGTTAACCTGATTCAATACTGCAGAAGCAGATACGAATGTGAAACCTCTAACTGCTTCGTAATCGATAGTGATGTTGTCACCAGAAGGAGTAGTTGGAGTTGGGTTGTTAGCAGCAGTAACAGTAATTTTAACAATTTGACCAGCGGCAGCTGAAGCTGAAAGATCTGAATCAAAGCCTACGTCTTTCCAAGAAGCTGAAGTTGCAGCGAAAGTAATAGCAGCAGAGCTTTCTGTGTAAAGTGAGTAAGCAAATCTACCAGGACCATAGAAACCACCAGAAGCAGCAGTTGTAGAGAATGGATATTGGTTGTTGTTCTGAAGACCGTATACTGATTGACCAGCAGCGTAGGCGTTAGGATTAGCACCTGCAGCGCTGTCTTTAGTTGAACCGTATTGGAAGTCTAAGTAGAACACAAGGCCTGAAGGAAGGTTCATTGGCTGTACAGAAACGAATTCCTTAGCAGCAATTTGACCGAATACCTTACGAACCAATGGAAGAGCGATACCTGCCCAGTTGTTACCAGTACCTGGGGTGAATGAGGCAGTACCACCGTCAACTTGAGAAGTTTCAACAACTAATTGCTTAGCTTGGTTCTCAAGAATTAAAGACATGTTGTTTTTCTCAACCTCGGTTTTGAGGCCTTCGAGTAAACCTGTCTTCTCCCACTTAGCAGCTAATTTAGCTGCGTCTGACTGAAGGTTTTTCCAACCCTGACCAGCAGACTCTAAAAGAGATTGAATTTGTGACATTTTAAATATCGAGTTTTTGTTTATTTAGTAATACCAGCTAATTTTTGCCATCTAGCAACTTGTGAATCAACTTCAACAATTTGCTGTTTTGGTGCAACGCCTGCCGGTCTAGAGGCACTGCCTAAGTTTTCTCTAATTGGAGCTTTTTCTTTAATGCCCTCGTTTAGAGTTTCGTATACAAGCTTTACTTCCTTAACGGTTGTAGCCTTGTCAAATGCTTCAAGAACTTTAACTTTCTGGGTTTCCATCAAGTTTTTAGCTCTAAAGATTTTGTTAGTGTAAAGAAGTTTAGCGTTGAGTAAATTAACTTCATTGAGTTCGGTTCTTAATTCATTAAGTTCCTCTTCCATTTGGTCCATTTTCTTGGCTTCGCCTACAGAAGATGTTTTACCAGCACCTGATTTTTCCATACCTTTGGTTACAGTACCAGCAGGTAATTTGTCCATCTTATCAACAAATTTAAAGAAATCATCACCAATAACAGCCTTTTCAGGATCTGTTAAGGTATCGATAAATTTCTTAATTTTGTCTTTGATACCTTCGTCTACTACTTCTTCACCTTCCATGATTTCTTCTGTTTCGTCTTCGTCTTCGATTTCGATTTCTTCATCTTCAGACTCTTCGTCTTCCATTTCAAATTCGTCACCGGCTTCTAATTCACCAGATTCAACCATGTCTTTAATTACATCCTCAATAAAAGATTTAAGATCATCCTCAGACATTTCTTCAAGGTCGATATCTTCTTCGTCTTCCATTTCCATGTCAACGTCGACTTCTTCCTCGGCTTCTTCAGCTTCGTCTATGTCTTTGTTTTCTTCCATCTCTCTATCGAGTTCAGCTAAGATTTCGTCAAGGTCCGCTTCGTCGCTTTCAGCCAAATCCTTACCGTACTTCATTTTTTCAGTACGCTTAGTTTCTTTGTCTTCAGCACGCTTCGCCTCTTCGAGATCATCGCTGTCTGCTTCATTTACTACTTCTTCGAGTTCTTCTTCATCCAATTCCTGAAGTTTTGCTGAAAGCATTTCCTTCACTCTTGGTTCGAAAGCCTCTTCTAAAGCAGCTTTTGCATTAGCAATGGCAGTTTCTTTAAGTGCCTTTGCGTCAGCGATTGCTTCTTTAAGCAAGTCTCTGTTTGCCATTTTCCTCAAAATTTAGTTTGTGGGTTACGGTTATTATTGAACCGCAATAAGAATTATACATCTATGAATGTTGCATGCAAGCAACATATTCTAATATACATATATGAGGAGATACTAAAAGTAAAAAAAAGGGGAAACTTTCGTTTCCCCACCCAAGGTAGCGCCCGAGGGAATATTATAATATAGGACAGGTTCCGTTAGCGCAAAGAATGTCTGTTAAAATTGAATTAACTTTACCATATGAATTAGCTTGGTATTCTTTACCTTCTTTTACTAAATGCATATATGAACCTGGGTTGGATGGGGTTGATACAAAATCCCAACAAAGTAACTCGAAATCATCTTGGACCTCTAATACTTCACCCACTTGCTTGAGAGAACCCATACCGCGCGAAGATACGCCTACTTGAACGCCATTATCAATAAGTGCTTTTAAGATGTTACCTGATGCAGTTGGTAGAATTTCAATTTTACCTACTACATGGTCTCCATCCCACCACATATCTCTAATGATATGACAAACATTTTTTAAATTGATAATAGAAGAATCTGGGTGGTCGAGTTCGCCTGTTGCTCTATTTTCTTTAACAACAGCCATGTATTTGTCAATTTCTCTTTCCCACAAGTCTTTAGCATAGTATCTACCATTACCATTCTTTACTTCAGCAGTAGCTAAGATACCCTCGACAATAGGATTGCCTGCAGGTGATCTTAAGCCCTCTGATAATTGAATGGGTTTAACCTGGAATGGTTGGGTTTCAACTAGAACTTGTTTCATATTACATGTCAGCATCATCAGACATTTCTTCGATGTCTAATTCGTCTACCATTTCTTTTTTTCCTCCCTTATTTACTTTTTCAAGCATTTTTTCGTACTTCTTCTTAGCATTAGAAAGTTCTTTAATTTCTCTTTCTATTTCTTTAATACGAGTAGGATTAATAAATTCAGCAATAGCATCGTTTTCTTTTACCATAGAAAGCTTACCTTCACGGTTCATTACTTCCTCATCGATAGCTCTCATTTTAGCTTCAAGGGCAGCTACGTTACCTGCTACTTCAATTTCCTTAAGGCGAGACATTAAGTCTTCTTTTTTAATTTTTTCTTTTTCGATTTTTTCGCCTTTAGCAACTCCAGCACCGTAAGCATCTTGTTCGCCTTTGTCTTTTTTATCTACATCAGGACGACCTTTATCATCGCGTTGGAATTCATCATAGCTCTCTGAAAGAAGATCTGTTAATTTAATCATGGTTTCTTTAACTGTTGATTTTGGTAAATCGCCATAACCACTGGCTTTGTATTTGCCTTTAGCTTCTTTAGGAGTACCTAAACTTGGGACCTCGGCTTCATAACCGATTCCCTTAATACCAAAAGCTTGGTTAGTTGCATAATATGTTCTATCTTTTGCTAAATTTTTAGCTACGATTTCTTTTAACTCGTCTACAGTTTTATCAGTATTTTTAGGATCTTTCATTTCAGCGTAGTATCCATCTAAAAAAGCTTGACCATAAACGTTATCAATAAATTTAGGATCTTTGTAGTCGTAACCTCTAGTTTCCATATCAGTTACTTCTTTAGTAGGTGCTTTTTCTTCTGCTTTAGCTTCACCTAAAAAGTTATTAAAATTAGCAAAAGGATCAATAGTTTTCATACCTAATACTTTAGTGCCTTCTGAAAGAATTTGTTTATTCTTTAAAATAGTAACAGCAGTATCGTAAGGGGTAACATTAGTAACTAAATGAGGAAATAATCTACGAGCAGACTTCATAAATTCGTCTTTTCGTCCTTTACCTTCATTAAGTAAGTTATATTGTTCTTGTAAAGTTTTCATTATTCTCCTTTTAATGTTGTTTCAATGTCTTTTATTAAATCTAAAATTAAATCAGTTCCATATACTACAGAATACGATTCTGGGTTTTCTTTGTAGTAATTTACTGTTTCGTCTTTAGCATTGTCTAATAACGGGTATAAATTATTTAAACGAGCTTCAATTTCTTGGAAAGCACGTATACGTTTTTCCTGGAATTGAGCACGACCTGGGTCAGCTTCGTTTACTTTTAATTTATATTTGTAGCCCATATTAATAAATATTATGGCTTTCCCCAGAGATAATTAGTATCAATGGCTTTAGATTTAGCTGCTAATTTAACTGGGTTAACTTCTTTATACCCAAAATTTTTAACGTAGTAGTTATTTTTAACTCCTTTTTTTCCTGCTTTAGGACCAGGACCTAATGTAGCTCCAGGGTCAGTTTCATTTACAGGTTTCATTCCCAATTTATAATAGTACTTATGTTTAGTACCTTTATCTTTTTTATTAGAATTAAATGCCGCGGGGACTGCATAATTGGCTCCAGTACCAGGATTAAAAGTGGCGGTACCACCACTAACAGCTGAGATTTCAAACATACCCTTAATCTTTTGATATTCAGTAGGGTAATTTTTTCTCATATGAGTTCTAAGATTATTTCTTAAAACTCTAAATTGATTATAGATTTCTCCAAATTTAGGATCACTAATTATTTCAGGATCAGTAGCAATTGTTCTAAGTGTATCTAGAGCACGATTAATATCCTTTAAAAGGATTTCAAAATCGGGGATATATACTACATCAGATTCAAATTCTTCCTCACCACCTGGGGTTGGCTTAAGGATAAATTTTCTTCCTCTTGCTATTTCGCGAATTTTATTTTGAAGTGATTCCATTTGCTGTCTTTAATTCTTCTAAAAGTTCGAAATATTGAAGAATATTTACAATATCTTCACTAGTAACTTTAGAAGTTTTACCTAACTCATGAATTAAGCTAGTTACTTCATTTATTTTAATTTGAACAGCTTTATCTGTAACTTGTTGATTTAGCTTAGCTAATTGAGATTTTACTTCTACAATCTTAGAATTGTAAAATTCTCTTAATACTGGAGTTGAGTCTACTGAGTTGATGTATTCTCTTAAAATTTCTTTTTGGCTAAGGTATAAATCACTATACTTACCATTAAATTTTTCCATTAAGATACGATAAGTTAACATACGAGTGTCCTTATCATAAGTTTGAAATTCTTTTAGTACCTCAGCTTCTACTTGTTTTTCTTGAATAGGAGAAGTAGAAAGATGTTCTAGAAGAGTCATCTTATTATTTACTATAATATTAGTGTCTACTAATGTATCACTATTTTGAATTTCGGTTAAAGTATAAAACGCAGCAAATGTTTTATAATGAGGTAATTTAGTTTTAAAGAAATCTTCTAAATTATAGTGTTTTTTAATCTCGTTAATAAGATTATATTTTTCTCTTCTTAAAGCGTTACGATTGAGTCTTTTAGATGTTTCTAAAAGTGTTTGAATCATTACATTTGCTTTACCTTCGGTTAAAGAAGTATTTTTAGATAAGGTTTCGTAAAGTTTATATTCTTTACCTAGTTCACTCTTTACAAAATATCTTTGTATGATGCCTATAGCCTTGGAATTAATACCATTAAGTGTATCAGCTGTTACTTGACGAACAAGTAATTCGAAAAGGATACCGGTATTTTTGTACTTTGAATGTTTAATGTTCATTCCAAATAGGATTTATTATAAATATATGGGGATATATTATTCTTTAATTTGAGATTCGTCTAATAGTGATTCTTTACGCTTGTCTGCAGTAAAAACTAACTCTTTTTGTAAAGATTCAATTAATGAACGATTTTTTGATTCATTCAACCCAGGTTGGTCATCACGTCTCATATCTTTTCTACCTAAACGATCTCTACCAAATGCATTATCTTGAGTATTGATGTTAGATACTTTTTCTTTAGGACGACCTAAAATTTCTTTTTCATCATATCCTGCAGGAACATCACTTTCAGGTTCAGTATACATTCTACCTTTACCATATAGCGAAGCTAGATCGTGTGGGGTACCATATGAGCGTCCTGTGGTTAATGGATCGTTACCTTCAGATTCAATTTGTTGCATACGGAATCTGCGTTTTTGATCTTGAACAATAAGGTCTCTATATTCCTCATATTCATCTTCACTGAAGTGGAAGATGTTATCGTAAATCCAATCAGTTGGGAGAAGTTTATTCTCCATAATTTGAGCTGCTAAATCTACTTTTTCTTTCATCAACGCAATTCTTTCTTGGTCGTAGATAATAGAAGGAGTAGTTAAACGAAGTTCAAAATTAGTCATTTGTTCGTTTTCGTATCCTTGAGCATACAAGTGAACAATAGCAATCTTGTAAAGTTCTGAGAGTAGAATACGTTGGATGCGGTCAATTGTACGACCAAAACGAATATCTTCAGCTGCTAATGTAGCTTTACCTTGAAGGTTTTCGTCATAACCCATAAATGCTTTAGGTACTTTAAGAGCTGCAAATAACTTATCTCTTAAGTAAGTTACGTCTTCAATAGCAGCATACTCTAAACCTTTTGTAGTTTCAATCTTAGTAGCTTGGTCATTACCTCTAACAGGGATATAAAAGTCCTCCATTAGATTTTGCATATTATACTTTAAATTGTACTCACCAGTTTTATGATCTTGTAGTGGAGTTCTTTTAAGAGTATTAATAGTTTTTTGCATGAAGTTTTCTACTTCATTAGGTGGAATAGAGCCAACATTTATAAAGAAAATACGTTTTTCTGGGGCGCGAGCAATTCTATGGATAAGCATCGCATCTTCCATCAACACATATTGCTTGTACAAACGACGAGCGGGTTCAATATATGAACGACCATATGGGAGGAAGTTAACATCCGAAAGTAGACGGAAGTGAGCAATCTCGTAATTATCAAATTGAATAGTATTGCCTACGGGATCAGCATTAGGTGTCATGTAGTAACCAGAAGATCCACCTCCATAAAAACCATCAGGACTATAGTTAAATACTACTTTAGCTGGATTTTCTGGGTCAAAATTTTCTTTTCTTTCAATATGATATGCTGAATAAGGAATGACATTATAAACACCAAATTTTTCTGAGATTTCTAATTTGATAAAGAAATCACCATACTTACACATTTGACGAGTCCAAGACCAAAGGTTGAACTCAATGTTAAGTACATCATAAAATAAGTTGTAAAGAATCTTTTGAATATTTTCATCCGAAGATTTGATTTGAAGTACTTCACCCTGTTCGTTTTTCAAAGTACATTCGTCAGCTATAATATCAAGAGCAGAAGCAATAATAGCATCTGTATCCATTGTATCATAATCACTATACAAATATGTTCTAAGATACTGGTAGTTAAGGTTAAATTGAGCTCCTAAAAGAGAAGTAGCAGCAGGGTTTGAATAGATACCTTGATATCTACTCATTAAAGAGTTAGTAGCAAATTCTCCTGTAGTTTGAATTTTATCAGTATCGATTACTTGAAGCTCAGTACCCCCTACGTTACGGATAACTACATCCGTAGAGAACAATCTTCTTAATCTTGCAAATAAGCCAGTATCAGCCATAATATTGTGTTATTATTATAAATATATTAGAGTAACCATCTAATATCTTCCTTATTTCCACCCATATCATGGATATAAGGGTTTTGAACTTGATTAGAATTATATCCTCCTGAGAAGCCATAGCGATTAGCTGTAATATTAGTTAATGCTGCTCTAGAAGCATCTAAATTTTGTTGTCTAAATCTATATGAAGTATCTCTCATAAACATAGCCATACCAAAAGACATTACAAGGTCATCATTGTAACCTTGTTGTGCTTCTGCTCGGCCATTTTTCCAAATAAATACTTTCATCTCTTCTAACAATCTTCTCGAGTGTATAACAACAGATCTGTCATTTATATACTCTTGAAACTTTCCAATTACCATAGGACGTAATCTAGATGACATTGTAAAACCAGGTGTCATTTTTGATGTATCCATATACTTGTCAAAATACGACTCAGTTAGCGAGGAATCACTCTTAGGTGAATAATATAGGTTAGGATATCCACGATCTATAACAGTTTGTATAGTAGCCCAACCAATTGAAGCATTTTCTACTACAAGAAGTGCTTCATTATATTCTGTAGCTATACCTACTAGTAAATGACCATATTCTTTGGTTCCAATTTGACCTCTATATTCAGCAACTTGTGTATTTGAATCAATATCAATTACGTGAAATGCTGAATAGTCTTTACCATCACCTCTAGCTACGTCAGCTACAACTAAATAGTTTCTTGAATAATCGGCTGGTTGCCAGATCCACAAACTGCTATCTACACCTCTTTTTTCGAGTGGCTCTTTAACGTAAGTTTTCTCGTAAAATTCAAGATATTCGTTATAGAATACCACATCACCTGAAGATGCGAAGTCGCAGTCACATTCTTGGGCTGCCATTCTAGGATCACCTAGTAGTTCATCTTGTTTTTTTCTCCAAGCCTCATCTCGTTCAGGGTGAACATACCAAGGTAATTTAATTGGGAGAAAATCATTTTCACTATTTTCTGCTCGAACCCATGTTTGGTGGAACCAGTTACCAGTACCATATGGAGTGGATAACACAATAGCACCACCACCAGTTGCTAGGGTTTGTTGTGCAGAAGCCCATGTCTCAGCTACGTTTTCAATAAAGGCAGCCTCATCAATTAGTAGAAGAGATACTGCTTCTGAACGTGCTGCGTCACTATTAGATGATTTGGCTTTAATTTGAGACCCGTTTGCTAGTTTTAAACTTAGCCTGTTATTTTCTACTGAATCTATCTTAAGCCAAGATGGTAAGTTATCAAACATGAATCGTACTTTCGTAACCATGTTTTTAGCTGTTTCCTGAGTAGTTGCGAGACACAACACGTTTCGGTCTTTATGAAACAACATTAACCATAAGGCATACCCACCACCTAGAGTTGAAATACCTAGCTGACGGGATTTAAGTACAATTGAGTAAGGATTATCTCTCCACAAGTGGAGTACTTTTTCTTGGAATGGGTAAAGATGGAATGGAATCCTGCCGCGTTGGGGATGTTGGATAAAACAGTACTTTTTCATAAAGTGAGCTGGGTCTTGAGCACACTTTATATATTCTTGTTGAATTATCTGTTTTAAATTTGGTTCACTCATTTTCCTAGTTTCCAGTACATACGAGCAGAGATTACTGGGACTAGATTTTGATTAACACCAACTCCCAAGCCGTATGCTTGTCTTTTTTTATTTCTAAAAACCATTTCTCCACCTAAGTACTGTAGTTGATTTTGATTACCAGTTACCCCAAACCCTACATATAATTCTCTTTTATTTAAAGTAATAGTTTCTTTAATAGTAGTTCTAGGATAAGTAAAGGTATAATTAATTTTTCTACCTTTAATTTGATTTTGAGATACTGTATCTATAATTGTTAGATTTAAACTATCTAATACTTGTGTATCTTTGTAAGTTTTAATAGCGTAATAATCAGATAAGATAGCTGATGTGTCAATAGGGATTGAAAACGTATCAATATTTACTTTAGTAATATACTTTACTTTAGGTACGTATACTGGGTATTCTTTTTCAATAGTTACCTGTTCAATAATAGTATCTCTAACAATGTTAGGTTCAGTAGGAATGCCTTGACTTGAGCAATTTCTCATTAAAAGAACCACAACTATTAACACTACTATAAGTAGTGATTGAATACTACTAAAATATTTTTTCATTAACTAAGTTTTGATACCTTGTCTTCGATCTCAATTTTAGCTTTTGACCAAGCATCGGCATACTTGTCTTTATCAAGAACACGGTTTGCATTATCTACAATACCAGCGTCTCTCATATCTTTTAAAAATGCTTTAACCATTTTAGCTTTTTCTTGAGCACGAAGTTGAGCAGCTTTACCTTTTTCAACTTTACCACCTGATTTAGCTAATTTACGTAATTCAAGATCTGAAGGTCCTTCTTGATCTTCGCTATCTGAGTAGTATTTTTTGGTCATTGAGAATGTTTTTACTTTCTCATCTTTCTTTTTAACTGGGGTAGCTGATTTAGGGCGACCACGCATTCCACCTTCTTTTTTCTCTTTAGCTGGTTTATCTGGGTCTGCTTTACGGCCACGTTGTCCAACTTCTCTTTCGCCTTTTACAAGATCGATAAATTTGTTAAGTTGATTATCAAACAAATCATCGTCTGGTCCTAGAGCAGCTTGAACATCATCGTCTGCTTTGATAGCCTTACGAATGTCTTTCTTTTCACCGTCTTTGTTCTTTTCGATTACTTTTTCGATTGCTATTTTTAGATCGCCTGCAATTTTAGCCATTTCCATAAGAGCATCGTCTTCAGCAATAGTTACAGGTTGATTAGTTTCTTTGGCTTTAGCAACCGCAGCTTTTACGGTAGAAGGATTTTCATCTTTAATTTCAGCAGGATTAGTGTTTTTATCAACTACTGTAAGCTCGTCAATAATCATCTCGCGGATTGCGGACTTAAATTCAGATAATTTCATTTCTAGAATATTATAATGTTTATATATAAATATTACAGACCTAATTGAAATTTAAGCTGTTTAATACGTTCTTCAGTAGGTCCTTCTAGAATACCATAGTTTTTAATAAGTAATTGTTTACTTTTAATAAAATTAGTAATAGTAGAATCTATTAATTCACGATATTTAATATCTGTTTCTCTAATACCATTATCTTCCATATCAACTCCTTCAGGAGAAACATAAAAAATATAATCATAGTCTTTGATTAGCAACGTAGCTACCTGCTCAAAATCATATTTTTCGCTATGATCCATTGAATTAGAAGCACGAGCAAACGCCATAACATCAATTACAGTACGATCTGTAATAATATTTTCTTGAAGTAACTCTAAAGAACGTTCTGCTAAAAACACCAATTGACCTTTAAAAGTCGAATCAGTGTTCAATGGAATACCTTGCTCCATCAAATATTTCGAACGTTCAGTTCTAAACATATAATCTTTAAACTCTGGGAGTTCTTTAAGTGCATTTACAAGTGTAGTTTTACCTACACTCATTGTACCACATAATCCTATTTTCATCCTTGCGAATCTCCTTTAACAATTCTATAACTATCTTCGTCGTAATGTTTAGTAGACACCTCAAAAATTGTAGCACCTTCAGTTAATGCCTTCAATTGGTGGGGTTGACCACGCTCTAAATCTACGATATCCCCTTCATTAAGCAAAGTCATTCGAGTTTCAGCAGTTTCAGTATTAACCCAGTAGTATTCAAATTGCCCTTTAGCAACGTACCATGATTCTTTTTTAACCAAGTGGTAATGCATTGAAAACTTTTTATCTTTTTTGAATACTAGAAGTTTACCGCAATATTCTTCATCGTTTACAATCCACAGCTCGTGCCCCCAAGCTTTGTCGTGAATTTCCCCTTTATGAGGAATTGGTTCGTATTTGTGTCCCATTAGAATCGTGTTGTGCCTCGCATTGATGGATTTTTATACCAAGGCAAACCTTCTCTTTCTTTACGAGTTTCAGACCACTCTTCAAAAGTTAGTTGCTGACCATACAAATAATATTCTTTTTTGTGCTCTGAATCTGCTTCAAAAGGTTCAATAGCTGGTCCTTCCCAGTTGTGGTATTTCCAAGCTTCGCTTCCGCTTGCTTTAAAAAAATAGTGATATGCGCCTTTTGATTTCATTCGACGCTCTTCGTAAATTGTTTGTTTTTTCATGCTACGTAATGGCTAATAAATTCCGGATATTCGTTATCGCGAAGGTAATAAGAAAGAATGTCTTCGGCAACGTATATTGCCTGAGCTCCTGAAACTGTAATACCACGAGCAGACAAAGCATCTCCTACAAAGTGTACATTTGGAAACTTAGTTAAAGACAAGTTGCGGTAGTTTACAAGTGGTTCAGGTGAAAGGTATTTTACTTCAGGCATATAAATTCCCCAATCATCACCCAATGTTGGGAATACAATTTGCATTTCTGTAATAAAATCTTCAATGTATTGAGCATATTCTTCACCTAATGCTTCAAACAAGGGATCCATATTATCAACTTGAACTGCTGATACTTCATTACCTTCAGATGTAGTAGATGGTTTACGTGAAGGGCTATAATAAGTGCCAGTACCATTTACTTGAAGTTTTTTAACTGCCTCTCTTGACCATTCAAATGGATTTGAAATACCATTGATTTCCATCAAGATACCAAAATTGGTCATATCGTTTCGGTAACGCATATCTTTTTTAGCGTGACCATTATAACTGTGATCGCCATATGTTTCTTCTACAGCAACATAAGCAGCATTGTTGTTTGTGCAGAATGAACGAAGTGAAACACCTTTATCTTCAAACTTTTTATACAACTTAAAGTCGTATGATATATCAATTAGTTTCTGGAAGTGTTTTTGTGGAGCTTCAAAACGTACCCCGATTTGAACTGATTTAGGTTCGTCTGGTAGTTCATATTTGTTAGCTAATTCTTGAGCAAAGTCAATGCCTGATTTACCTACACCAAAAATAAGTTCATCATAAAACATACTATCGTTATCCATATTTGCGAATTCAGGTTTAACTGATTTCATGATAACTTCGTTGTGTCTAAAATCGATGTTAGATACTTTAGTCTCCCAATGGAATTGTACACCTTTAGATACTAGGTAATCGTACCAATTTTTTCCAATCTCAGATAGATAATCTGTACCTACGTGCCATACAGGGAACAAACGCAAACCAAAATATGGTTTAATAAAATCTGGTTCTGTTTCAGGATTTGAACATTGTACTTCTTCTGGTTTAGGATGGAAACGTTTGAAATTGGTAATTACTTGATCCATCAATTGCATTGCTTTTTCTTCACCACAATACTTTGACAATTGACCTCCAATTGCAGTGTGGTAAGTAAGTTTACCATCAGACCAACCACCTGCACCTAGAAAACCTGTCATTACTTCTTCAGGTTTACGATTGTATGGGTCTTTACCCATATCAATGATTGTGATTAGTTCACCAGGATAACCTTGATCTACAAGTTTAGTAGCAGCATTGACACCTGCTACGCCTGCACCTACGATTACGATTTTCTTTTCCTTCATTTTCATATTTTTAACACATAAAGATAATTAAAGAGAGCCGGGACTCAAAATTGAGGCCACAGCTCTCTAAAGAATTGTTCTAAGCGACTGGCTATGAATCAGTCTAAATGTATTTTGACTTTTAAGGTACCTTCACCTTTCCAAGCCCTGTGCCATTTATGGCGTATCATAAATATACGCATTT